CGCCACAAGCAGCGGAGCGCCGGACAACTCATCGACAATCGACTCCAGCGCGTCGAGCTTGGCGTTGTGTACCAACTGCCATTCTGTGCTGGGCTCGCCGTCCTCGTCGGTGATATAGACCGCACCACCGGCAATCTGGAGGCATTTGGCAGTCTTGGCCGCCGCGTTGGCCGCCTCGACTTCCCCCGCTTCCAGTTCGGCGAATAGCTCCTTCTCCATCTGGTCATAGACCTTGCGGGCCTTAGCGGGCAGCGGCACGACCACGGGCACGACCACGGGCTTGTCGCAGCCGAAATACTCGGCAGCGTCCACGGTCAGCGAGATGTCGGCTATTTTAGCGTGGATCTCGTCGTCAGCCCCAGAGCGCGGCTTGTACGTCCGGGCAGCGTGGTGTGAGCCTTCCTGCACACCGACAAACCAGCGGTCTGTGAACGACTGGTAAGACAGCCCCAGGCGCTGACCAGCATCGAGGAACCAGCATTGGCCCCACAAATCCTTGAGCCCGTTCGGGGCCGGGGTGCCGGTGAGGTTAATGAACCGCTTCACGTTTTTGTGCGCCACGGTGCCGAGCGCCTTGGCCCGCTTGCTGCCGCCAGAGCCTCCGGCTTTGCCCTCTTTGTTCAGCTTGCCCCTGAACGATTTCAGCTTGGTGGACTCGTCGGCAACGATGACAGTGAACGGCCAGCGGTCGCCCCAGAACTCGACCAGCCAGTCGATGACGTCGTAATTGCAGCACACAACGTTGGCGTCGTCGTTCAGCATGACATCCTCCCTGTATTGACGGCTGCCGGTTGCATCGACGACGCGCAGGGCTGGGAATTGCCATTTCTCTTGCTCGGCGGGCCATGTGCCGGAGGCCACCCGGAGCGGGGCTAGGATGAGCACCCGGTCGCCGGTCTCGGTCTCGGCGTCCCAATCTTCGAGGATGCCTGTTTGATACATCTTATTGATAGACCACATAGTTATTGAAGTCTTCCCAGACCCCATTGTGGCGAAACAATTGCACCGAGGATGTTTCAGGATGTGGGCCGATATTAACTTCTGGTATGGGCGGCGTTGGAATTTCATTTATTAGCCTCAAATACGGCAGCGGCAAACCCCCTTGGGGTCAGCGACCTGAGTTGTTTTGTCTTGGAGGACTTGCCTCCGAGATACGCCCACCCCCAGAATTTGCCGATGTGCGGAACCGGTTTTTTCTCCGGCATGGTAAATCCGTTTCCGACCCAGAGGCAGGTTTTCTTTGTGTACCCGTCGCGCACGGGCATCTTTGGGTGAAAGACATCTTCGTCGCCGGTCATATACCCGCCGTATTGGTACGGGTCGAAATAGTGGTCAGGCTTTCGCCAGAGAGTGGACAGTTTGCCGACGGGGTTCTCGACCATCCACGGGCAGCCGTATTTGTTACCCAACTTCTCGACCAAGGTCGCGCCCTCGACGGCTAGAGCCAAGCCACCTTCATCCCGGTCGTGCTTTGCGCCGCTGCCGCTCATCAAGGTGCACGGCGGAAACGCGAAGATAACCCCCGGCGCTGGCGTGAAATTAAAATCACTGTCAATCCAAGAGTTTATGTAGTGCAGGTTCTCGTGCCGCATTTTGACTTTATATTCGCCGTGGTCCGCGCCGTCGTAGTTGAAGCAGTACACAGTGTGCCCCGCCTCTGCCCACGGCAGCCCCATAATCCCGCTGCCGTCGTATAAACACCAAACGATCATGCCACAGCCCTCCGGCTCAACAACCAGCGCCACCGCTCGGCCAGATGCGGAAGCATGTCATTACGCGACCGGTTCTGTGCCTCGCGCTCCTTGATTTCAGTCACCAGCACACGGCAACGGCGGCGATTAGCCTCTTGGAATACCTGGCGCTTGGCGACTATCCGGTCTGACTCGTGGATCTTGTTCAGCACCGCGCTGATGTTGTCCGGGGTCGTCTCGCCGCGACTGAATCGGAAACCCAAATCCCACATATCGCGGGCGGTCAGATACCGGCCTTGGGCCAAGGCGAACTCGGCGATTTCCATTGATTTGTTGATTTTCATGACGGGAAAAGCTCCTGTATCAAAGCGTCCACTTGTTCCTTGCTGCCGATGGTGCGGACATCAGCGCCACGCTTGCGCATCCTGCGGTGTTCCCGCTCTTGATGCGGGTCTGGTGGCGCGTTTTCGTCTTTTTTGAACTCCAAGAACAACACCCCAGCGCCGAGTATCACCGCCGTCTTAACAGCGGGCCTGTGGAAGGCCACGTGCTGGCGCTCGGGCACCAACACCAACTGGTCAGGGCAGCCGCGCCGCCCTTCGTATGAAATCTTGCGCACAAGACAGCCGTGTTTCTTGAGCTGCTCCGCGCCGTAGGCTTGGACCTCGCCCTCTGCGGTTTTAGCCATTGTTCTGTCCTCTTGTTAGGTGATGGCCTAATCCTAGCACCACCACCTAGGTAATACAATACTATAATCATCACTTAGCGTAGCGCATCAATTCCTGCCCTTCCGCCGCCAAAGGGAACCCCTCAGCCCACTTCGGCAGCTCACACATGAGCCGTTCCAGCTCGGCGGCGCTGTACTGCGGCTCGTTCGGTACGTCGGTCACGATCTCATCGTGGACGTGCAGCACGATAGGCCAGCCCGCCCGTTCCACTCCGACAAGGGCGAAGGCCAGCATGTCGCGGCACAGCGCCTGGGTGACGTTTTCAGCGAGTTTGCCGCCGTATGTGTATATCTTCTGCCACTGCCGTGTGGTCTGGTTCTGGCCCATGTAGCGGACGCGCTCGCGGTACTCTGGGCGCTCGGCGTCGTCCTCTTCGGTCACCTTCTCAATAGAGATGCCGACGCCGGGGTAACTCAACACCCGACCGCTTGGCAGTTCTAGCTTGAGCCACCACCCTGGAACCTTCTTACCCTCGTCGTCGCGGGTAAACGTGCGGGTTATCTTGATCGCCTTGTCGCCGCTGGCGCGTACCGGTGCGCCCGCCCAGTAGACCTTGCCAGGGTTCTTCACCGCCAGCATTACCCCGTCGTCCAGCTCACGCCAGAAACGGGCGATTGCCGGGTTGGCCTCACGGTACATGCGCTTGATGGAGTCACACGTCAGCCAGACCTTTTTCGGCAGGTCATACGACGGGCGCTCTGGCTTCTTGCCCGCAAAGCCGCGCTTGTTCTTCTCCTGGATGCGGGCGTACTCGAACCCCTTCCGCGCCGCGGCCCAGATGTGGTCGGGGAAACTCCCGTCCATGTCGTCCGCGAGCTGATGCAGGTCGAGGCCCAGGTTTTTGGCGAACGTCAGGAACGCATTCACGCCGCCACCGTAGCCGAGACCCAAAACAGCCGCCTTGGCTATCTGCCGTTGGTCTTTGGTCACGTCGTCGTAACTGACCTTGAACATCGTCGAGGCCAGCACCTTGTAAATGTCGGTGCCAGCCCGGAACGTCGCCAGCGCCTCCGCTTCGCCTGCCAGCCAGGCCAGACCGCGCCCTTCCACGTTGGAATAGTCGGCGACTACCAGCTTGTTGCCGGGTGTCGGCACGATGCAGCCGCGCACCGTTGAGGCGGTCAGCTTCGATACGTCATACAGCCAGTGGGCGCGACCCTTGAGCAGCACATTTATCCCAAATGTAAGTGGGTTAAGTGTCGCAAACCACGCGCTATCGGACATGCCAGCAGGCCGTACCTTTCCGTCTTTGTTCTTAGGGTCGTCGCTGTAGTGCCCCCGCGCCAGATTCTGAGGCTGGAAGCCTTTTCCGGCAAAGCGCAGCGTCCGGGAGGCCCCGCCGTACTGGATGCACCCTCGGCGTCGCCCGTCGCGGGACAGCCCCAGCAGCAGCGGATTGTACTTGGTCGATGCGGTGGAACTGGCCCCGAGGCGCATCTCGATGAGCGTCCGTGCGTCGTCTGGCAGGTCTTCATCGGCGAGCAGGTCGTTGAGTGTGGACTTCTGAGCGTTTGGTATGTCGAACGCGGGGGCTAGGTCTTGCAGCAGCGGGATAAACGCCGCGCCCGTCAGGCCCGCGCCCCACTTCTCGGCGGCCTCGGCTTGCAGTTCGGCTTTGTGCTTCTTCACGGCAGCGATGGCCGCCTCCGCGAGCGCCGTGTCAACGTAGAACCCCCGGTCGTTGATGAGCTGGTCTACCGCCAGAACCTCATCCTCAAAGGCGCTATTGCCCCACGTCGGGATGCGGTGGAACACCTCGCGCATGGCGGTGATGTCCGATTTGGCGTAGGCGACGAATTGCCGCCACTCCTGCGGGTGCGTGGTGTGGTCGTACCGGCGCACCTTGTAGTTCTTCGGCGTGGGCTTGCAGAAGCGCTGTATCAGCGCCTTACCGGCCTTGTCTTTGGCTAAGTCCTCTGACACGCCAAGCACCTCGCATTGCGCGGCCAGGCTGCCGGGGAGTGCGTGGCGGAAGGCCAGCACCATGGTGTCGATGATGTTGCGCGGCGTGATGTCGTAGCCCCAGCATTCACGCAGGAGCAGCCTATCGAACATCAAATAGTTGGCCCCGACCATGCGCGGGCCGTCGTCGCCGGTGTAGCCCTTGGCGAACATGCGCAGCGCCCGACGCAGGTCTCGCGGCATCGGGCCGCCGTCTGTCGCGTCGTAGCAGTACACCGGCCCATCGTCGAAGGCGTAAGTGGTGAGCATGATTTCGGTGGTCGGGTGTTCGGCGTAGGCGTAGGAGCCTTGCTTCTTCAAATCCGCTGCCGAGAATGATTCGTGGTCGATGAAAAGGTGTTTGAAGTTCATAGGCGGCTCCACCCCTTGATGTAGCACCGTCCGTTGACCAGTTGCGCCTCGGCGTCTAGCTTTGCACCGCGCAGCAGGCACTCAGACCTGTCGGCCTCGCCCGCGCACGACACAACAACGGCGAACACTAAAAACACAACAATTGCTATCGCTAGCTCTTTCATACTTTTCTCCTCTGCGAAAAAGCCCGCACTAGGCGGGCTCTGATGGTACGCCGTGGCTTAGCGGCTACGACGGCGGGGGCGTTCTTCCTCTTCTTCACCCTCGTCATCTTCTTCGACGCGAGACCGGCGACTGCGGCGCGGCGCTTCTTCATCTTCGGCATCGCGGCGGCTGGTGCGCGGCTTGCGGGCGGGGGCGTCGTCATCATCGCCCAGGTCGTCGTCGGTCGCGGTTTCGCCAGCGCCGCCGAATGCGTCGCCATCTTCGCGGAACCGGACACCCAGCAGGTTGACCAGCAAGGTCTTGAAAGCGTCATACCAGTAGATTTCTACCGAGATGTTGGCGTAGCAACCGGCGTAAACTTCCTTACCTTCGATGTCGTCGCCGTCAACTGTCAGGCCGCGCTCGATTTGACGCTCGCCGATGCTGGTCATAATAACCGGGCGCTTCTGGCTGGTGGCCTTGAAATACAAGCCCTCTTCCAGCCCTTCGATAGGCTTGTCACGCTCCGCCAGGTCGCGGACGGCGCACTTGTCGGCATGATTGCCGAAGCCGTAGTTGCGATCCATCCACTTCTCGGCAGCCTTGGCGGATTTCATGCCTTCGGTCAGCACTTCCAGTACGGTGGCGTCGAGCTGGTTGATTTGCGGGTCGTCCTTGTCGAGGTAGGCCGTCAGTTGGAATTTGCCTTTGATAGGCTTGCCATCCGGCGCGGTGGTGTCTTGCGCTTTCTCGAACACATTGACCCAGCCGATGCGAACCCGTTTCAGATTAAGCTTGATACCCATTTCACAGTTTCCTTTTTCGCATGAACTCTCGGAACCCGCCGAGCCGGTAAAACATAAGTTACTACAGCACTATAGTTAAATCAAGAGATAATTATCCAAGCGCCGCACGGCAGCCAGCCACTCAGAACCCACATCAACACCCACGCACAGGCGGCGTCTTCCAGGTCTTCGCGCTCGGCTCCCACGTCTCGATAGCCACGGTCAGCCCGGAGCGCCAAACAAAGGCGGTACGTCACTACCGCCCAGATGATAGCCGTCACGGTGAGCCAGATACCCATAACCGTAATCATGCCAAGTCCTCGTCTGAAACAGGCGTCCACGCCGGGCGCTTGTCGTCGGCTGCCGCGATGGACGGCTGGCCCGGTTTGCGGGTGATGAGCTTTTCCAGGTCAGCCCACAACTCGGGGGCTTCTTTGGCGATGGCCTTTTCCGCCTCAGTCGGCGACAACAGCACCTCTTTGTGCAGCACCGCAAAGCACTCTTCGGCCAGCTTCTCAACGGCAGCGGTATCCGACCACGCCCGATTACCAGGACGCCCCTCTACAAGCTTGAGTCCCTCCATCGGCTTACCCGCCATCAGGTGCGTGTACATCGCCTTTTCAATGTCGGCAATGTGCTGGCGCATCAGGGGCAGCTTGTCCCATTCGGCCTTCAACACGTCTGGCGTTAGCTCAAGGCCGCCCACGTCCGCCAACTCGTCCATAGTGTGCGACGCGGCCTTAACCTTGGCGCTGCACTTCTCCGAGAACCGACACCACTGGCAAGCGTCGTTGCTCGGGCGGAAGTCGGCAGATGTCAGCCCCTTCTTGCCGCGCTGGTAAGCGTCCAGGGCCTTGAGCGCCTGCTTGCTGGCGAACTTGGCGAAATGCTCCAGCGCGGTCGGCGTCGTATCCCACTCGTCGGCGCCGCCGGCATAGGGCTGGAAGATGAACAGCTTAACGACGCTGATGTCATACGTCCGGCTGTACTTGCGCAGCAGGCCGAGCGCATAGAGCATCATTTGCTTGTTCTCGGCTGCCGTTACCTTGTGCCGTCCGGTCTTGAGGTCGCCGACGATAAGCGTGTAAGTGCCGTCCGGGTTTCTTAGCAGCGCCACAAAGTCGGCAGTGCCGAAGGTCTCCAGCTTAGCCCCGTTCAGCTCAAAGCCGGGGTGCAGAATCCTCGTCAGCGAGACCCGCGACTCAATCTCTACAACCTCGGCAGCGGCCATAATCGGGGCACAATAGTTGACGTACTTCGACACCTGCGACACGAAATCGTCGGTGATTTCTACGTTACCGGGCTGCCCGTTGTCGCTCGCAGCGATGTCGCCTTTACCGTAGTCGGTTATTACGGTTTTCGGGTTCCCGTTTGATGACATGAACCAGGTCTCTACTCCAAAACTCGGGCCGTAACTGCCTTCGTTCATAGCTTTCAGGACTTTCTCGGCCATGGTGTGCATGGCCGTCCCGTTTACGGCGGCCGCGCCCGACTCGTTCGGTACGCCGACCTCACAGGCCAGTGACGCCGCGCAGCCAATCCACTTCTTGGCGGCGCTCGGGCTTAATAGGGCGTGCTCGCCCCCCGGTGCTTTGATAGGTTTCAGTTTCATGCTTTACCGCCTTTGGCGCTGGCGATAGCCTCCCGAATAACGGTCTCATCCTCAGCTTCTAAAATAATCCGCCCAGAGGAGCCTCGGCCGACACGCAGCACATCTTCTAGCGCAGCCAGCAGTTCATCAATCACCATGTCGCGGCGCCCGAGCTCTGCGGCAACGGCGCGTTTGCGCCAGTAACACACGTCGCACAGATGCCCATCGGAACCGTCGCGATCATGCATGTGATGGTTTATCGCGTAACTACCACATTCGCATCTAGTCATATCTAGCTCCAGCTCTCAATCAGTTCAACGTTGGTCGCGTGTTTTGCCAAGTCACCCTCTGGCGACCATGTGAGCCCACCCGGTGCGACCGCCGTCAGGCGCTTGATGCGCGAGACTGCCGTCTTGGGGTGGAACTGGGCTACCTTGGCGGTGCGGGTGCAGTGCAGCCAGAGCATCGGGCGGCTGTCGCGGGTGTCGGTGGCGCTGTAGAGTTTGTAGGTCATGAAAGCACCTCTACTTCACTCGGGGAAAACGGCCATACTGGATCGTAAGGGTCACACATTAAGTCCATATCGCAGCCGATGCGAGCCAGCTCGCTCTCCGGTACATCATAATTTCCGAACTCGTTCAACTCCGCATCTACCACAACAGGGAGTACAACAGAGTCAAACGCTCTGTGGTAATGACCATTATTCAGCAATCTGATTTTCATATATCACCTCTGCTTAAAGGCCCCGGACGTTCCGGGGCGGGATTTGTCTTAATCTTCCAGCTCGTAATACTTGGAGACAATCTTCTTGGCTTCGGCGTGGAACTCTTCCACGTCGTCGTCGGCCAGCTTGGTGACGGTGCGCACCTTGAAATCCTCCAGCAGGTCGTCGAACTCGTCGGCGCACTCGTCACTGTCCCCCTCGGCAATGTGGGTCGCCATGGTCTTGATTTCTTCGCGCAGGGTGTCGATGTCTGCGGCCTCCTTAGCCTTGGCTTTCGCCTTGGGCTTCGGGGCCTCCTCTTCTTCCTGCTCGGGCTCGGGCTCCGGGGTTGCCTTGGGTTTGGCGGCGCGGGTGCGCTTGGCGGGGGCCTTCTGCTCCGGTTCGGCGGCTTCTGCACCACCGGAAGCGCCGCCAACTACAGGCCCATCGTAAACAGCAGGCTTGGCCGAGTTAGCGGCGATCAGCTCGTGGGCTACAACGAAACGCTCAAGCAGTACCAGCATTCTCTCCAACATGTTTAAGTCCTCTTTGTTTGGTCGGTTGACGGGGTGAACTATAATACCCCACTAGCGGCGATTGCAACCCCTATAGCAAAATATTTTTAATCGATTGATACGGCGGCGCGGATTCGCTTAGAATGAGCCGTCAACGTAACTAGAAGAGGATTTATCTATGGTAAAACGTATCAAGAAATCTGGCTTTAATCGTCGCGTAAAGCGCCGCATGGCGCAGCTCGGCCTGACCCAGGTTGAGATTGCCGGGGCTCTCGGCTGGTCGCAAGGCTGCTTCGGCCACCTCATCACAGGGCGGACAAAAATGGTGATGGCGGACCGCATTTTCCCGCTGGCCGACGTGCTCCAGTGTGACCCGCGCTGGCTGGCGCTGGGGGATGAGGAGAAGGTGGAAGAGACGGAGGACGCCGTATAATGTGCAACTGCCAGACAATGGCCCGCGATATGTCGGAGACACATGACGGGCGCTTTCCACCAAGCCGCCACGCCCCGCGCTGCGAAGACTTCAAACAGTTCGAGTTCTCCCGCATAACGTGCGATATGGGGTGTTTCGTCGTCCGTGCGGATGAGCAGGAATGTGTATGCTCGAACCTTGATGGGCCTTATCAGGTGGAAACTGTGGTACTCACCCAAGACCAATTCGACAATTTGCCCGAATACGACGGATGAAAAAAAAACCCCGCACTGGTGAGGTACGGGGTGGCAGAGGTAGGAAATATCTGAACCGCTCAAGGACAGATAAGTGTATTATCGCCTTCCGGCACAAAAATGCAACCGCTCAATGGTGAACTGATGGAAAACATTATCTTCTCAATAGGCAACGATGCAAAATCACGCCGCGCTAAAAATTTTGATATGTCTTGGCCTGAGTTCGTGGCTGAAATGATGGACTACATCGACGAGCCATCCCTAGGCGTCGAGTTCACCGGCGCAGAGACCAAACCCGAGTACGACAAGAAGAAGAAGCAGCAGAATTACATCGCGGCTGCCGTGGATAAGGTTCGCAGCAACGACACAGTGCTCGGGCGCTCCATCCTCTTCATCGACCTTGACGGCGTGACCACGCGCCAAGTGCGCCAAGTCACCCGCTCCCTGATTCAGAAAGGTTTCGCCTTCTTCGCCCATGGCACCAGCTCAGACCGCCACCAGCTTAAAGGTGGTGATGACGTGCGGGCGGTGCGCTATCTCATCCCGACGAATCGCCCGATGGACGCCGACGAGATTTGGCACGTCCAGCACTCATTCCTTAATAGCCTGGGTCTGCACGGTATGGATGGGGTTGACCTGACCGCCTGCCAGCGGGCCCGCATCATGTTCGTGCCGCCGTACAATGCATGGTGTCTGGAGAACGACGGCAAGCCGGTCAGCGTATCGAGGATGCTGAATTGCGGCTACGAGCCGCCATCAGAGCACGGCAACACCACATGGTCGGATGCTGCGCTTGAGGCAGCATCCGAGAACAGTCAGGCAATCGCCGGATGGGCTTTCGAGATGGGCCTGGATATGATGCCGTCTGGTCGTGGCTGGGCTGTGCAGTGCCCGAACCACATGAGCCACACAGACGGGCGCGACGGCACCGAAGGTGATACCGCCATCATGCTGCCGGACTCACTGCACCCGGAGGTGCGGTTTGTGTGCCAGCACTCCCACTGTAGAGAGCTGAACAGCCACCAGCATCTTGCGCTGCAACTGACCGGCGTCCCGAATCACTACCTGCCCGAAGCTCACAACATCAGCCGCAAGCAACTGGAATCGCTGCTGCCGTATGTGGACGCCGACGAGCTGAACCACATCCACCGCAACCAGATTGAGGCGGCAGCGGACGGTCTGGACGCGCATGTCTGCCAGGACGAAGACCTGATGGACGCGCCAGCCGATTTATTCACGAAGCGCGACCCGATTATCGAGGGCGTAATCAACTTCAAGAGCTCTTTCGAGCTGGTGGGCGAGTCCAACATCGGTAAATCCTTCTTCCTGCTGGGTCAGATGGCCTGCGTTGCGGCAGGTATCCCGTTCGCGGGGGCCAAGGTGATCAAATCGCATTGCTTCTATTTCGATGCCGAGGGCGGCAGCGCCACGCTAGACCGGAAACAGGCGCTCCAGAAGACCTACGGTGATGATCTCGATTGGCTGCACATAGTAGACATCCAGGCGGAAGGCTGGGACTTACTCAGCAAGCCCGGGAAGCGAGCCATCATGCGCTACATCCGCGAGAAAGCAGGCACCGAGCCGGTGGGCATCATCGCCTTCGACTCGCTCAACCAGACCGTGGCGCTAGGGGACGGGCCATTCGATGAGAACAGCTCATCAGACATGGGCGCGGTTGCCACTGCGCTTAAGGCCATCGCAGAGGCGACCGGCGGGTGCGCGGGCGTCGTGCACCACCCGGCCAAGTCAGATAAGGCGACGAAACGTTACGGTCGCGGCTCGGGGGCGCTGCACGGCGCGGTCGATTTCGTCTATTTCGTCGAGCAGCCGGACGAGGAGAAGCCGTTACAGCTCAACTTCTACATGGAAAAGGCGCGGGGTTGCCAGAAGCAGACCCCCCGTGGCTTCATCCTGACGAAATGCAAAATCGACGTTGCCGAAGGCGCGGCCGATGCCGTGCTTGCGATGCAGTCTGACCGACCAGCGCCAGACTTCTCCGAGTACATGGGCGAACTCACGCCACGCCCGTATGACTCGACACCGCGAGACGAGACCCTGGTGCTGATCCCGGTCGCCCTGCCCGTGTTCGACACGGCAGCAGGCCAAGCGGCCCGCTCGGCGGTGAAAGTGGCTAAGGATGAGAGCGGCTTGAAGGGTGAAGAAAAGGCTGTATTCGCCGCGCTGGAGCAACTGCAAGACCAAGAGGACAAGCCGAACGGTTACGCCCAGTCAGAGATCATCAAGGTGTCTGGCCCAGGTGGAGGACGACGCCCTGCGCTCAAGGCACTGGCCGAGCGCGGGATACTGGCCTACGGCAAAGACAGAGAGGGCAGGCTGTTGAACGGCAAGGATGGGCGCGGGTTGCAATACCGGATACCGACCAGTATTGACGACCACGAAGAAGCACCGATGACGGCTGCCGATGAAGACCTAGAATGAGAAAAGGGCCGGATGGCCCTTAAAAAGAACCCCGCACAGTGGCGGGGTTTTGTCGTTACTTCGATTCAGGCGGGGCGGGAAGAGGCATCCAGTGGGTAACGCACTCATCCCCCAACCCCGGCGGGCATCCATTAGGGCCGCGTTTGAATGTGCGGCCCGTCCAAGTCATCTCCACAACCAAAGGTTTCACTATGCTTGAATTGAAGTTAACGCACGCAATAACTTTCTGATCCTTTTTTGGCATTGACTCCTCAACGCTAACCCACTCACTCATCACTTACCCTCCTGCATCTCAATCATGAACATCAGACTACACACGGCATGGGCCAAGTGGCTTTCGCCGCTCTCCGGGTCAACAGCCTCGCCGCGCTGGTAGGCGTTGATATGGCGCAGCGCCGCGTCCAGGTAACGGGTCTCGGCATTCTCGACCTGACGCCAGTTGTCCAGCCCGTACTTCTCAGCGCCGAACGTCAGCACCCGCGCAACGGCCAACAAGGCGTTAGGCGGAATGGCCCCCATCAACGGCTTGCCCGAGTCGTGCTTGCTGCCGATGGTAGGTGCGTCTTCGGCGCTGACGAACGGCTCGAAGATGGTGATCGGGGCCAACCAATCAAGGTTTTCGTGGTCGCGCGAGCGGAACCAACGCACACCATCCGAATGGGCACACTCGACAACACCATCAACCTCACGGTACCAGCACCCCGTAGGGCTATAATGTGTCGCCCCTTCCGGCGCCTTGCTGAAATCAATACTCATATCTATCTCCTATCTCGTTAATGAACACCTACATCATATCACATAAAATATAGTATTCGAGCTTAAATAAATTTACCATCGACCTATTGACTTATGATTAAAAATATGCTAGACTCAACCCATCTTGAGACCCTCAAGACACAGGGACTGTGACGGGAGGGGATGAGCGGGGCGTAAGCCCACAAGCGAAATCCCCTCACCGGCACGAAGCGAAGAGTCATGACTACCAGAAGCCCACAGCTCTATTTAAATTTCATTATCGGCAGCAGGGAGGAACAAGGGATTTCCTCCTTTTTCTCTCCTTTCAACGACTTACTGCGATAATAAGATTCTATTTGTTGCCGAATGTAGTGATGGGGTGGGGGTCGCTTTCGCTACCCCCCACTGTCACGTAGATGGCTGAACCCAGAATCGAATATCTTGCTTGGCACACGGCAGCAACGAAACAGGCTGCCGTTTTTATTGCTTGACTGGTAGATTCTACAGCACTATATTTATGCGACTCAACCAACTATGTGGCGGCGAGGATGAAGGCGAGAGACATAAAGCACGAGAACGGCAAATACTGGGTGCTGGCGCAATCGGGAGTGTTCTACGTCATGAGGGTTACAGGCGTGGTGGCGTCTATCAGTGATAGCGCTTACGACAGCCTGGATTTAGCCGTGACACGGTGCGATTACTTGGCGAACCGCGATAAACGTAAAAGCAGATTACTCAGATGGCTAGGCCCTTAACCGGGCCTTTTCTTTACCCCGCGTATGGGAGCGTTCCCATCTTTTCACACCGTTACGCGCATAGTAGTTGTTACCGGTAACATTGAATCCCGCCGTAAACAACAAGGCCCCATAACGGGGCCTTTTTCATTTGCTCTGGTACACCTCCCGCACCTTCTCAAGCCACTCGTCGTCCTTGTCCGTTTTGGTGGACTTCACCACACTTTCGGCAACCTTGAAGAAGGCCCAGGCGATCATCTGCTCTGATGCCAGCGCCACCAGGAGCCGGGTCAGGAAGGCGGTCAATCCCTTCACGACCAATCCAGTTATAAACGGCATGTTAGTTATCCTCCGCTGCGTACTCAAGACATTGCGCCACCCGACGCGCCCAACCACGGCTGTAGGCGTCCCAGGTCTTCACCTCGGTGAAGTAGCGCAGGCGCTTGGCGAGGAACCGAAACAGCAGGTCGTTGACGTCCATCGCCTCGACTGCCGCCCGTGTGGCGGGGCCTATCTTCCCGTCCTGTGCCACACCGGCAGCCCACTGGATGAACTGGTTTGCTCGCCCGATGCCGTGGTTAAATGCCGCGTCGAACATCTGGTACTGCATCGCCTTGGGCCATTGCTGCATCTTGAGCGCTTCCCACCAGTCCAGGCGGTAGATGGCTTTCGCCTCTGCCAGGGTAAGCGCCGGGATGTCGAGCTCGGGGTAGGTCATGGCCGCCAGCCCGTACTTGGTGCCCTTGAGTTCGCCCTTGCCTACCTCGCCGCCTGTCCAGTTGCCTCGGTCACGGGGGTCGGCTTGGAAGCCGCCCTCGTGCCCGAGCACCCGGTCGAAAATCACGTCGAACATATCCATTAGAGACTCCTTGCTATTTGCAGTTGTACACGGAACGCCCGTATACTCACGGCAATCATACACCAACGAGGATCGCAATATGGCTACCAAGAAGAACAAGAAAGACCCTGGCACTACTAAGACCCCTGGCGCAGCGGGTAACGGCTCGCAGCGTCCGAAGGCGGGCCGTGCCGCAGGTAATGGCTCTCAGCGACCCCGCAAATGAGCCTGAACGACATCTTATTCGCCCTGGTGTGCCTGGCCGCCGTCTATGCGCGGTCAGTGTCCGCCGCGCTGTTCTGCGCGGCTTACGCGCTGCACTCGTTTTACAGCCCGGCTATGGAGCAGTGGATGCGGTACGCCACGCTCATCCTCATCGACTCGGCAACCGCCTTTGCCGTTGTCGCCATCAAGCGCCCATCCAGGGCCAGTGTAATTACCGGGGTCTCGTCTGGCGTCTTCCTCGCTGTGAACGTGGCGGGCTTCGTCGCCTGGTATCTCTATCTCCCACCCGCCACTTATGACGCGGTTTGCTCTGTTGTCTATATCGCCATGGGTGCGGCGCTCATCAACGAGGGCTCGAATGGCCGCCGACTGGCTTTACATGATATGGGTGACTCTTCTGCTGGTGCTCCTGTGCATAAGAGTGTGGGTGTGCATCATAAGGATGTTGATCAAATATGAGCGTGATAAACAAACTTCTGACGTCGGCACAGACGACTCTGGGTGATGCCAGGGTAGCCGCAACGATTGGCACCAGCACGACTGGCCTTAGCGTCGCCCAGGTGATGGGGTGGCTCCAGTCCAATATTGGATTCATGGGGGCGATTGCCGGGGTGGGCCTAACCCTGGTGACCATCTGGGTGCAGGTGCTCAACGCCAGGAAGGCAAGCGCCGAGCTGGAGCTACTCAAACGGCAACTGGAAGACTAATTGCGACGAAGGCCCCAGATTGGGGCTTTTTGCTGCTTGACGTATGGTTAATAGAATACTAGCATTCAGGCATCAACAACGCAGAGGTGCAGAGATATGAAATTGACCCGTGAAGAAGCCCTAGAGCTTATGAAACAGGGTAAACGTGTTCGTCATTACAATTTCACGAGATACGAATACCTTGAGATGATAGATGGTCACATAATGACTGAGGATGGTTTCCGCTTTGACGACATATTCAGCACAACCAGCTGGATGGCGAATAGCTGGTACGAATATCAAGGACCGGACTATGACCCGACCAACTAACCGAACCGCGCTCCTCGTAGCGCAGGACTTAGCTCAAATGGCGCTAGCTACTACTGGCTGGCGCCGTCAAGTGTACTGGCGTGCCGCAATGGGCGAGATGCGCCGGGCTTATAACCTGGAGGTAGGAAAATGAAAATCAGCAACAGCAAGAAGCAACTTGCCAAGATTATCCATGAGAATGGGGGTTGGCGTGATGGTAACTATGCCGTCCAAGACAAGGATGATAAAAAAGTGTGGTTCATGCGTACATTGGCGGGTCGCCCAGATGGGGCTTTTTTCTGGCCGGGTGTTAAATCAAAAGGAATTCCGTGCGACAAGGTTCTGCAAAACTGGCACCAAACCATCCTCTCCCGTGACGAGTATTTCCACCTGTACCAAGAGCATGGACTTGAAGCTGCGCTCGACGAGCCGTTCATCCGCGAAGAATCAAAACCAACCATCGAGCAACTGGCCTCCGACTACCGCAACGCCAAGGACTACGCGCTGCGTTTGCAGGAAGAGGCAAACGATGCGTGGGCTGCCGCAGAGAAGGCTAAAGGCGAACTGATTGATGCCGGCAAGGCGCACGGGTTGGTGTTGAGTGTTGCGCCTGTGCAGAAGTACACCGGTAAGTTTTACAATGCCGAGCTGGGAGAGGCGCCGGCTTATGGCAAAAATACCCGCGATGCCGTGTGTGATGGGTGCGGTAAACGTTACGGAGAGCACTATGGCGACCGCTGCAAATCTGGTAGCGAGAGGTGACGCCAATGCCTAGCCTCTTCGCAATCGCCGCGATTGGTGTGCGCGGCCAGCTCGGCCTGAATGGTCAGCTACCCTGGCACGACAAGAGAGACCTGGCATGGTTCCGCGAGATGACATACGGACACGCCGTTGTCGTCGGCCATAACACCCTACGGCAACTCCCGCCTCTGCCTGGGCGGGTTATCTTGAGCGCCGAGCAATTCGCTACGCCGGAGGATTTGCGGGCCTATGTGCGCGACGCAAGGGAACACATCTACCTGATAGGCGGCGCCAAGACGTTCAACAAGTTCGCCTGTGTCGTCGATAGGTGGTACGTGAACAAAATCAACTACGACGGCCCTGCTGATTCATGGTTTAATCCGATGTGGCTAGTTGCGGAATCCTGCTAGGCGTGTATAGTTTGTTTTGTGGCGGTGCGGTTAATAAGGCGCCCACCGTTTCGGTCTCGCACCAACCAGTGCAGAATCGAGATGTAGCCGCGAGGGTCTAGGTGAGTGGGCCCGCGCCGAATAGATTCATCCGTGCCACAACAGTTTCCCCCGACAAGGAAACAGACAGGAGGTGGTCCTATCTCAAGCCGGTGGTATTCCGGTAAGCTCCGAGCACCGTCGAGACGATGGAGCGGAGAGCACACAACTGAGGTTGCATTGTATGAATTGGAGACGTCCGAACCATTTGTCGGACTTGCGGCGGTTCGAATCCGTCACAGTGTAACCCCAGTTGTGATGTGTAACTCGACGGACAAACGCACGACCATTGCAACAAGTCCCTGACCTCTACGCCCATTTGCGCACGTCGGGGTTATCTTCTTCCACTCCCTCAAAATCCCCTATACAATCAACCTCAGATGTGCTGGGCACGTCGTATCGTGTTGCGATGGTCGCGACGCCATAAGCCAAGAGGTTCATCACATGAAAATCGGCAAACCCAAGCCTAAAGGCGTTGCCGGAGTTGCGCCACGGCGGAAGAGGGGCGACCCTAAGCCAGAAGGCTACCGATTTGGCCGCCCGACATCGTACCGGCCGGAATATTGCCAGTCCATCATTGACTTCTTCACTCGTGACTCGTGGGAACTGGCCCACGACGCCAAGGGCACTGCCAAAGTAGTCCCAAAGGACAACATCCCGACGCTCATCCGCTGGTGTTTAGCGATCGGCGTGCCCCGCCGCACAATTTACGACTGGATTGAGGCCCACCCCGAGTTCGCCGACGCGCACGACACCGCGATGGAGCTACAAAAAGCCTTCCTGATGGAATCTGGCATCGTTCATGGCTCGGGCGGCTTCGCCTCGTTCATGCTTAAGTGCGTCCACGGTATGCAGGAGCCTAAGCAGGAGAGCCCTACCGAGAACCTCGCGCAGCAGCTTGGCGAGCTGATAGGGAAACTCCCGTCATGAGTAACATCATGCTGGAGCGCCAGCGGGCGCGATGGTACGAGCTGAAAGACCACCCGGTGCAGCTTCGCCTAATCGCTGCCGTTGGTAACGGTAGGCGCTTCCCCCTCGTACCTGCTGGCCGCCGTTCGGGTAAGACCGAGCGCTTCAAGCGTTTTCTGGTTAAGCAGGCGTTCAAGATTCCTGGCATGTACTTTGCCGCCGCTCCGACTCATGCGCAGGCCAAGAAGATATTTTGGGACGACCTGAAATCATTCTCCCTCTCGGCAGCACATGAGCGCCGCCCCTCCGAGTCTGACTTGATTATCTACCTGCCGAATGGCTCGGAGATTCACGTCATAGGGTTGGACAAGCCGCAGCGTATCGAGGGGATCCCCTGGACAGGCGGCGGCATCGACGAATTCGCCGACGTTAAGCCGGAATCGTGGGAAGCCAACATCTACCCGGCACTTAACACCGTAAACCCGACCAGACCGGATTACAGGGCGTGGTGCTGGCTGCTAGGGGTGCCGGACGGCCTGAACCACTATTACGACCTGTGCCAAGCCGCAGAGGCCGGGGTGTCTGACGATTACGAAGTGTTCCACTGGACGACCGCCGAGATATTCCCGGAGATGGCCGCCGAGGCTCGCAAGATTATGAGCCGCAAGCAGTACAACCAGGAGTTCGAGGCCAGTTTCGAGACCGCAAACGGCAAAATCTACGAGGATTACTCCAAGGACAACTACACCAACGCGACTATCGAGCCGCACGAGGCGCTGCACTGGATGCACGACCAGAACTTCACGCCGCTGTCATCTTCGGTTGCCGTGATTCGCAATGGCGCGGATGTCTATCTGCTGGACGAAATCGTGCTCATCAGCGCCGTGTCTCGTCAGTCCGCGCTGGAGTTCGTGGAGAAGTTCAAGGAACACAAGAACAAGCACGTTTACATCTACGGCGACCCAGCGGGGCGGGCAGGCGAGAAACACGGCCACAACTCGGACTACAACGACATTGAGGACGTGCTACGGGCGTCTGGCTGGACGTTTGAACGCCGGGTTAAGCGGGCGCACCCAGCCATCAAAGACCGTCAGAACGCCGTGCGGGCCAAGATTAAGACCGCCGACGGTGCCGTGAGTCTGTATGTTAACCCGCAAACCGCGCCGTGGAGCCACAAGGGCCTAGCCACCGTGCAGTTGCAACAGGGTTCTGCGTTCCAGGAAGACCAGAAGAACCAATACCAGCACATCACCACGGCAATTGGCTACTTTGTCGATTACCTGTACCCTGTAAGCAACAAAGCGCCGGTACACATCCCGGTCTCTTTTGCTTTATAGCGAGGATTTATGGTTGCAAACGTAAACTACGGCGCTGGAGTAAAGACCCGCCACCGCGATTTCACCAAGGCTTTCGAGACGTGGCAGAAGGTGCGCCACGCCGTTTCTGGCGACCTGGTAAGCTACCTGCGCGACGTCGGCAAGAATGAGCCCGACCCCGAGTATGGCCGCGCCCGCCAGAAGGAATACGAGGAAGGGGCCATCTGCTACAACTTCACCAAGCGCACACTGTCCGGCATGGTCGGCGCAGTGATGCGCAAGGAGCCAGAGCAGACCATCCCCGCCAAGCTGAAGTATCTGCTAGAGAACGCTGACGGCTCCGGGGTTGGGTTGTGGCAGCAGGCCCAGGACACCCTGGGCGAAATCGACTCAGTGGGTCGTGGCGGCTTGCTGGTGGACGCGCCGAACGTGCAGGCGGCGACGATGGCAGAGCAGAACGCCGGGTTGTTGAATCCGGTGCTGGCCTACTACACGGCAGAGAACATCATCAACTGGCGCACCGAGCGCGTCGGGTCGGTGAATCGCGTCGTGATGGTCGTGCTGCGCGAGGAGTACGAATACCAGAGCGGTCAGGATGAATTCTCCTATCTGACGGGCGAGCAGTACCGTGTGCTCGACATCATCGAAGGCAAGTACCGCCAGCGTCTGTACAAGTTCGACCAGAAAGGCGCACTGCGGACCGGGCAGGCGGAAGAGGTATTCCCGCAGCTCGGCAGCCTTGAGCCCGGTGTTATCCCGTTCACCTTCATCGGTGCCACCAACAACGACCACACGATTGACGATGCGCCGCTGCTGCCGCTGGCGGAGCTGAACATCGGGCATTTTCGCAACAGCGCGGACAATGAGGAATCCTCTTTCGTTGTCGGACAGCCGACTCTGTTCATTGCGCCGGGCGAGTCGATGAGTTTACAGGTGTTCCGGGAGGCCAACCCGAACGGCGTCAAGATGGGCAGCCGCACGGGGCACAACATCGGCGCAGGCGGTAACGCCTTCCTGGTGCAGGCGGACCCCAACAACCTGGCGAAGGAGAACATGCGGCAGAAGGAGGAGCAGGCCATCCAGATTGGAGCTCAACTGATTACCCCGAGCACGCAAATCACGGCAGAATCTGCACGGCTCCAGCGCGGCGCGGATACGTCCGTGATGGCTACTATCGCGGGGAACGTGTCGCAGGCATACACCCAGGCGCTGAAATGGGCGGCGGCAATGGTCGGTGCGCCAGATGCGGGTATCGAGTTCCGGCTTAACACCGATTTCTTCTTGCAGCCTATGACGGCTCAAGACCGCGCGGCTTGGCTTTCCGATATAAATTCGGGACTCCTCCCGGCAACCGCCTATTACGCCGCACTGCGCCGTGCTGGTGTCACCGAGTGGAGTGATGCGGACATCAAGGACGCTATCGCGGACCAGCCGCTGCCGAGTGCGCAACAGGCGCAGGACGTGAGCGGAGAGATACCTGCTAGTGCAGGCCAAGAGCAGCAACAATGAAAAGAGGCCCCGTTATGGGGCCTTAGTTTTACTGAGCTAGCGCCATCTCTGCGGTCGCCATGATAACTTCTTTGCGTAACTCAGGGTTCTGGAAATAGGCCAAGGTCATGCGCTCTGTTTTCTTCAAATCGTCCGCCATGTACGCTTCTGTGAATGCCTCCATATCGGACTTGAACATTTCAGGGGTAACACCGTCACGCAGCATTTGGGCCGCCATACGTTCCAGCATTTTCACCATTTCAGCGCTAACTTGTACCATTTCCGTATCTCCTATCTCGTGCCGCCCTGTGCCGCACCGTTGAGATAATACTATACTAGTATTTATAGACGTGCAACAGGTATTTTTGTGCGGTACACTTTGCGGACATCGAGGAGATCGGCATATGAGCAACATCAAATCCTTTCCGGCCCCTGGCGGCGCAGGGGCCAACGTAATCGAGCGTCTAGAAGAGGCGCTCGCCATGGCGAAACAAGGCCACATCGCAAACGTGCTGATGGTCATGGTTGATACTGACGACAACGTCTATCACGGCTGGGCCAACGGCAACCGCCCTACCCTGATTATCGGCGAAGCGTACTGCGCCATGCAGGCGCTTTCTGAGGCCGTCGTGCAGCGGCGGGGCCAATCATGAGCCTCATCTCCGCATTCATCAGCCACCAAATCTGGCTCCAGCGCAACGCAACGAGCGAAGTGAACGCAATGCGCCCGTTCATCGAGCAGATGCGCCGAGAGGTAAAGCAGGCGGTGCTGGCGTTTGGCGACGAGAGCCGTACCAAGGCCAAGCTGACGAAGATGCTCAAGGACTTGACCGAGACGTTATACGCCATCGGCAACGACTGGGACGAGAAGCTGGTTGCCGATTTGCAGGAGCTGGCGAAATACGAAGCCAAATGGACGGCCGAGACGATGGCGGACAGTGCCGGCATTAACTTCACCACGCCGACGCCGGAGCAGGTCTGGAGCGCCGTCAAGTTCAACCCCCTGGCGCTGGACGGGAAGCCGGTCGATTTCACCAAGCTGATGGCCGGGTGGGAAGAGACCGAGGTCGCCAGGCTGGTGCAGGGCGTGAAATCCGGTTTCGTGCAAGGCCAGACCACACGGCAGATTGTCAAAAGTGTGGTCGGCCCAGGCGGCCTGGGCGACGTATCCGAGCGCCACGCCGCAACGGTCGTGCGAACCGCGCTGAATCACGTATCGACACAGGCGCGGCTGATGACGCTGGAGAAGAACAGCGACGTTGTTGAGCGCTATGAGTGGGTCAGCACCCTGGACAGCCGAACCTCGACCATTTGCCGCAGCCGTGACGGCCAGAAGTACGAATTTGGCAAGGGGCCGCTGCCTCCCGCGCATCCGAACTGTAGGAGCAATATTGCGCCTGTGGTTAGTTCTGAATTCGATTTCCTCGACGCTGGTGCGAAACGGGCCGCCCGTGGCGCGGACGGCGGTATGCAGATTGACGCAAACACGACATACTATGATTTCCTGAAACAGCAACCGGCATGGTTCCAAGACCAAGCGCTGGGGCCGGTGCGCGGGGCTATCTTCCGAAACTCCGGCATGTCCGCAGAGGAGTTCCGGGTTGCGAGTGTGGACGGCTTCGGCAGGCCCCTGACGTTGAAAGAGATGGCCGAGACTGATAAACGAGTCCGTGATTACCTGAAAGGAGAGTGACGATGAGTGGGTTTTTCCAAGTAACCGACGCCCCAGAGCGTCGAGTGGTGCAGTACAAGCGAGTAAACGCGCCGGGTGTCGGTGTGGTGTTCCTCGACGATGAGACCGTGCTCGGCGCACCGGTTGACGATATGCCCTACGCCGACAAGACCGGTATCGGTGTGACGGGCGGCGGTGTGCTGTTTGAGGTGCCGTACCTGCCGGATGCTGGCCGGGTGTATTTCGCCGTGCAGCCAGAGGATTGCGCCGTCGGTGCGACACTCACGGCAACCGCCAAGGCAGGCACCGCGCCGTACACATACCAATGGTATCGCGACGACAAGCAGGTCGTGAACGTGCCGGAGAGTGAGGGCGAGCTGGTTGCCGGTGTTGCGGGTAAATACTGGGTCGTCGTGACCGACGCAGACGGTGAGCAGGCCGTAAGCAAGGCCGTCACAGTAGAATGAGAAAAGGCCCCGTTATGGGGCCTTGTTGTTTTACTATCAAAGAAGAGCTTTTGTCGCGGTGTAGTTCTCACTTACGTCTACAACGCGCATGCACATATCGACGTCAAACATTCCGATGTGGCAGTCTTTCTTTTCAATGCCAAGCGACGCAGCAAGCCAGCTATACGCCTGCGACCGGCTCATGTGTTTATCACGCCAAATATCATCGAAAGCCCTGTGCGCAGCGGATTTTGCCTTTCGCAGTTCGGCATTAGCTAAACGGCCCAGGGCTTTTACCGTACCAGGGTGGCAACCGACATACGCATCGCACGGTGCGCACTGGTAAAAAGTTTTGTGGTAAAGGTCCGGCCTGTGCGGGTAGATAGCTTTGCCCGTAACCTTCTTCGATTCCGCACCGCAGTACGGACACATTGTTCTAGTTTTCATCAAGCTCCTACCTTATCCATTAGCAAACTAGTCACGCCGACGCTCAAATCTTCCGCCACTTCGGCAACATCAAGCAAGTCCCACACGCCTGTCGAGGTGAACAGCTTCATGGCGGTCTCTTCGTCGAGGAAGTCACCCGCCGTCGCAATCCAGCCCAGGGTGAGCAGGTGCTTGCGGTTCACGTTATCACGCATGAACGCCATGTGCGCCTTGTTCAGCGAGTCGGCTATGTTGCGCTGCCGTACTTTCATCGGCAAGGCCCACAGCTCGCCTTTGAGGTACTCATCGCCGTTGGGGCCTCTGCACAGCGCATACAGGCCGATGTTCCACTGCACCGGTGTCTCACTCACGGCAGTGGCTTGAACGATGTCTAGCCGCTTCTCCTTGAGCGTGGCGCGGTTGTGCACCTGCACCTTCGGCGTCACCCCGGCGATGAACATGATCACGTTGTCGCGTGTCAGGCGCTCGCCGATGGCGGTCAACATCTTGACCTGACGGGCCTTCTCGGCAGGCGTCAGGGTTTTCTTGGTTCGGGTTCTAACTACCATTTCCGACCCCCGGCCAGACGCTGGATCATCAAGGTGCGTTTGCGGTTGAACTCTGCCATCTCACCCGCCCGCGTCCACTTGTGGCCGTTCCGGTACATAGGAGTGTCGTAATGGAGTGAGTCAAGATACCGCTGCGCAGCCCAGAGGTATTCCAGGCAGTCGCCATATTCCTTAGCCCGCAGACAGTCGCCGTAACCATCAACAATCTGGTTAAGCCTCTCCATTTCGTCTGTTACATCTTTCATATATGCAGCCTCGCTGTGAATCTGAAACCAATCATAAACCTACATTCGCTATAACTCAAGCGCTATTATAAATACAATTCTAGTATACATATCTAATCGCTAAAATTGCATAAGTAACAGGGAGGGCGTTTGACGTGCTAGAAAACAAGGGATTTTCTCTTTCCTTTCTCCCTTCAACGACTTAGGTAATATACTGCCGTAGGGGAGAGAAAAAGGGATGACCTCTATGAGAGAGGATGTGGGAATACGTATTCCACTATCCCACTCCTCCTCTCTCAAGGTTAGGGGTTGAACGAATTGCACTCCTTTACGGCAGCTATCCATTTGCCCGCTGCTGCGCACTGGCGTAAACTCGTACCGAACAACAGGAGGCGTTATGTTCAACATCCGTCTTTACTTCGCCACCGTAGCGGCGCTGTCACTGGCCTGTTATGGCTGGGGGCTCTGGCAGCATCAAACTGGCTGGCGAGAGGGGCGCACCGCTTTACTAGCTGAGCAGTCAGAGGCTGCCGAGAAGCTGCGCCAAGAGAATGCCCAACGGCAGCAGGTCGAAGACACCAAGGCCGCCGAAGCCGAGCAGCAGGGTGAAGCCAAAACCGTAACCATAACCCGCGAGGTGGTTAAGTATGTCCAGACTCCTGGCCGTAATGTTTGCCTGTTTGATGACCGTCGCCTGCGCATCAAAGCCGATGCCGTCGCCAATGCCTCAAATATCCCCGGCTTTGATGGTGAAGCCGTGCCAGATGCAGCCACCGGTAAGTGACGCCGACGAGGATTTGGCGGTCGACGTGCAGAACATGGAATGCGTCCGCCAGCTCCGGCTCCAGGTGTTCCGGCTGCAAGGCTGGGTTAGAATCGCCGCTGGTGTTGCGCGGTAGCACGTATAGGGTTAACATTCAAGACAAGTGCGGGCCGGGCCTGCTTAATAACGTCCAGGGGACATACTGATGCTTTATCGCAACATGATTCGTAAATACTACTCCGAAGCCGGAGAAGACGGCGCAGACGCTGGCGGCCAAGGCGCACAGCCGAAGACCTACACCGAAGCCGAAGTGGCTGAACTGGTGGCGGGGCTCAAGCGCAACAATGAGCAACTGCTGGCTGAGAAGAAAGAAGCTGCACGGCAGCGCAAAGAGGCCGAAGACGCCCGGATCCAGTCCGAGCAGGAGCAGGCCAAGAAATCCGGCGAGCTGGAGCAGTTCGAGCAATCGTTGCGTAAACAGTATGAACCGGTGATCGCCGAGAAGGACGCCAAGCTGACCGCATTGGCAAACCGTATTCTCGGCAGCGAACGTAAAGCCGTCATGGGCGACGTGCTGGCGAAAGGTAAATTCATTGATGCCGCCGCCGCCGACCTGCTGGGCCAGTTCGTGAAAACTGAATTCGACGGAGATGCCGTCGTGACCAAATTCGTAGGAGCCGATGGGCAAGTCATCACGACCGACCCTGACAAGTTCATCGACTACTGCAAAAAACATCCTGTTATTTCGCATCTGATGCAAGCGGATGCGGCTTCCGGCGGCGGGGCTGGCGGAAACAAGAATCCTGCTGGCGGGGCCGGTGGTGACGCAATTCAACAACGTCTTAACGCCAAATATCGCAAATAAGGGGTAATACATGGCTCTGTCCAACATGCAGGTGTACAACGAGGATATCGTCGGCACCACCATCGAACTGCTGGCCCAAAAGACCGACGTTTTTAACGCCGCGTCTGGCGGTACCATCATCCTGTCCACTGCTCGGTTCCGTGGGGACTTCTCCCGTGAGTCGTTCTTCAACCAGATCGCCGCCGCCCGTCGTCGCGTCGACCGTTACGCCTCCAACGGCAACCAAGCGGCAACCGCGCTGACCCAGGGCGAGCACGTAGGTGTTAAGGTTGCCGGCGGCTTCGGCCCTGTGCTGTTTGAACCGGCCCAGCTGACCTGGCTGAGTGAAGACCCTGCTGCGGCTATCCGCGCAATCTCCGAAGGCTTCTCTGACGCCCTGCTGCAAGACCAGCTGAACACCGCTGTCGCCGCTGCCGTTGCTGCCGTTGGCGGTCAGACCGCTCTGGTCAACGATGTGTCTGCGCTGACCGCTGGCGCTGGTGCGCTGACCCTGAACGTGCTGAACAACAGTCACGCCAAGTTCGGCGACATGTCCCAGATGCTGCGGGCCGACATCATGACCGGCGCGGCCTGGCACAAGCTGGTAGACAAGGCGCTGACCAACTCCAGCCAACTGTTCGCCTCCGGCAACGTGCAGGTTGTAGACATCCTCGGCAAGCGTTACGTCATCTCCGACATCCCGGCGCTGTACGTCGCTGGCACCCCGAACAAGTCCAAGGTTCTATCCGTGGTCGCCAACGGTATCATCGTCGATAATACCAGCGACATCATCGCCAACCTGGAAACCTCCAACGGCAAAGAGCGCATCGAGACCACCTGGCAAGCCGACTACACCTTCGGCCTCAAGCTCAAGGGCTACAGCTGGGACGTCGCCAACGGCGGCAAGTCCCCGACCGACGCCGAGCTGGCAACCGCGACCAACTGGGACAAGGCTGTGGCTGAGAACAAGCACACCCTCGGCACCCTGGCAATCGCCGACGCCGACCAGTAAGATAAACGGTAGAGACAAAGGGGCTTCGGCCCCTTTTTACCAGAGAGGTTTTGCATGGAAATCATTTACATCGAGATGCCCATCAGCATCGAGCAGAAGAAAGAGTACAACCGTCAAGGCTACCGCGTGGTAGATGCCCAGTTTGCGCCGGAAGGCTATGAGCTGCCGGAGGGTTTGGCCCCCGCCGAGCCGAAGCGCACCCGCCGCCGTCGCACCGAGGCCGAGGAGTAATCTATGCGCTATTTGAGTCTTTCCGGCGGTCTTGTTATTGTGGCGCTTATCGGGTTTCTCGGGTGGGTAGCTGTTGAAGTTATTCTTTGGCTGCTCAGCTTCGTACACATCTCAGCGGGGTGACACGTGGCTTTAGTAGTAGAAACCGGTTCAGTTGTGCCTGGGGCCGACAGTTATGTTAGTCTGGCCGACGCCCGCGCACTAGCAGCAGGCTACGGTCTGACGCTCCCGGCGGACGATACCGAAGCCGAGGCTGCACTTCGTAATGGTGCGCTCTATGTCGGCCTGCAAGAACCGTCCATGTGTGGCCGTCGCGTCTCGGCTGCTCAGTCGCTGGCGTACCCGCGCCAAGGCGTTTCACTGTATGGCTTCGCACTCGCATCCGATGTCATCCCGCCGCAGGTAATCCACGCCCAGGTTGTCGCCGCCGTCGAGTACGGACTTGGGACTGACGTTCGCGCGTCGTCTGACGGTCGCGTCACTGAGACCGAGCGGGTAGAGGGCGCGGTGACTGTCTCATATTTCAACAACGGCGCAACCGGCGCTACCACCACCATCACGGCAGCAATGGACGCTCTGCGCCCGCTCATGTGCGGTAGCGTCAATGGTGCGTCGTTCAACGTGTATCGAGGCTGAGGACTAGCTATGTATAATCTTCCGGGTGTTGGGACTTTCGCGGTATTGGGCTTGCTGTGCGCCGTCATTGGCTGGGGTGTCATAGGATTTATCCTGCGGCTCTTTAGCTTTATTCATGTGTCCGTGGGGTAGCCATGGCTAAGACCAAATCCGAACTATTCGCACTCATCGGTGCAAACCTCCCGGATAACACAACCGGCGAGATCACGCCGGAAGACCTGCGAGAAGTCACCACCCAAATCGCTGACTCCATGATGTACGCCGCTGCCGGTGTGAAAGAGGTCGAGGTGCTGCGGGTGGCGTCTACAGCTATCCAAGCGCCCGCCACCGTTGACACCCCGCTGCAATTGACGTTCGGCGCGGCGCAAGGCTCGGCATCCGACCCGGTTATGTTGAGCGCGGCGGGTCTGGTTACGTTCAATCAGGCGGGCGCATATGCGCTGCGCCTAAAGCTGCAATGTGGGCGCACGGGGTCGACGGGCACGTCTATCTTACTGTCGCGCCTGCTCCTCAACGGGGCGCAACTCGGCAGTGCTGCTGCCGTGAAAATGACGCAAACAGACGCGACGACCCCGACCGAATCACGGGTCGTTCTGAACGTGACCGCTGGGCAGACGTTCGCCGCGCAAATCATGCGAGATAGCGCCGGGTCCAACTTCGGCGGCGTGTATCCTCACACGGCAGCCGTCACCGCATGGGGCACCGCCCCCTCGGCGCTGCTGGTTATCTCTCGCCTTGAACCGGTAGCATCGCCATGAGTTCCGCATTCAGCCGCAAAACGGCGGGAGTATCAACCCGCCTTCTGACCAAATACGGCAGCACTGTCTCACTGATTCGCGCTGGGTCGAAAGTCTGGGACTCGAACCTTGGTGAGTACGTCTTCGGGCCTGGCACCATAATCCCGCTTGCTGGCGTACCGGTGCCAGTTGCTGTTGGGCTCATCAACGGCACGACGATTCAGGCCGGGGATATGGTCGTCAAGGCGGACGGCGCGGTTGAGCCGAAGATGGAAGACAAGGTGTCGTTTGCGGGCGCTCAGTGGTCTATCGTCAACATCGAGCGTAAGCTGGTGAACGACCAGACCATCGCGTGGTTTATCCAGGTGCGCAAATGAGCGGCTTCACCCTCGACATCAAGAACTTCGTCGAGAAGGCGAAGAAGAACCCCGAGACCGTGGCGCGTCAGGTGTCGTTCAAGCTGTTCAGCGCGGTTATCAAGGCCAGCCCTGTTGATACCGGGCGCTTTCGCATGAACTGGCAGACGGCGGGCGCGGTTGCGCCGAGCGGGGTAATCGACGAGACAGACAAAGGCGGCGCGGCGGCAATCGGTGATGCGGCGTCGTACATCTTCGCTGCGTCCGACTGGAACGAGTTCACCCTGACCAACAACCTGCCATATGCCGAACGGCTGGAATATGGCTGGTCGAACCAAGCGCCGCAAGGCTTTGTTAGGGTGAATGTCGCACGGTTCAATACGCTGCTCGAAGAAGAAGCGGCCAAGGTGAGATGATGGCTACCTATTTTGAAGATTTGCCGATAGTTTTTAACAACGCGCTTAAGACGTTCTGCGACGCCAAAGGGTTGGCCTGCGCCCCCGAAAACATCGACGCACCGACCAGCACCGCGACGCCGTACCTCGCCAGCTTCGTCCTGCTCGCCCCGACTGAGCAAGCCGACCTCGGTTTCACCGAGCGACGGGACGGGATTTTCCAGATTGACATCAATTACACCTCCGCTCGCGGGCAGAACGAGATCAACAAGACCGCCGACCAGCTGAACGCGACGTTCAAGGCGGGTGCGACTTTCAGGCGCAATGGGATTTGCGCCGAGGTACAATCAGTGAGCTTGGGGCCGCTGATTGTGCAGAATGGCTGGGCCAAGCGACCTTTATCCATCAATTTCATAGCTTTCACAGAGAGGCTTTAAATATGCTGCAACCCTACAAGGGCGCGAACACGGCCCAATTCTATGTCGCCGAGCTGACCCCCGGCGTAACCCCGACGAGCCCGAGCTGGTCGCCACTGCGCAACACAGGGGGCGTCCCGGCCGTAACCCGCGACGCGCTGGTGTCGAACGAGCTGGACGGCAGCCGCGAGGTGTCATCCATTCGCACCGGTAACAAACAGGTTGCTGGGGAATACGCCATCGAGCTGAGCGCGTCCAGCCAAGATGAACTACTGGCCGGGGCGATGACCAGCTCCTGGCAGTCCGGCTCAACCGTCGCGGGTCTGACCATCGACGTGTCCGCGTCCGCGAAGACGTTCACCCGCTCGGCGGGCGACTTCACCACCGCCGTTGAGGTGGGCGACCTGGTGCGGTTCCCTGGGCTGGCGGGCGGTAATGCGCTGCCGTTCATCGTAACCGCCGTCACCCCTCTGGTTATCACCGGGGCGGCCATCAGTCACACCCTGACAGATGAGACCGCCACCGCTAGCGACCTCGTTGTCGCGGATAAGCTGGAAACCGGCAACCTGTGCAAAACCTTCTCCGTCCTGACCTGGTTCAAGGGCACTTGTGGCGGTGCGGACAGCTACCTGCTGACCAAGGGTGTAGAATTCTCGGGCTTCACCATCGAGCAGGCGGTAAACGCCATGGTGACGGGGTCCTTCCCGTTCATCGGCCTGAGCCAAGAGATTCTGACCGCGCCGCCCGCCGGTTCCACCTTCACAGTGAACTTCGACGCCCAGCCGTTCGCTAGCGTGGACGTGTCCGCATTCAACGGCACCGCGCCGCTGAAACTTATCGACACCTTCACCATCACCAACGACAATGCGGCGAGCGCCCAGTTCGAGCTTGGCAACCCGAAAGTGGCGTTTGTCGAGCGTGGCCGGGCATCCAACACGTTTTCCCTGGCGGGCAAGCTGTACGACACCACGCTGCTGGATCTGTTCCTCAACGAAACCCAGATTGAGCTGACGTCGATTCTGGCCGGGCCGGACGGCGCGATGTCGTTCACGCTGAAACGCGCAGACATCACGGCAGCCACCCCGGAAATCGGCGGCCCTGAGTCGGTCACGCTGTCGTTGGAAGGGCAAGCGACCGGGAACAGCGTCCTGTCGTCCATCGTAATCCAGCGCATCGCGTACTGACTACAAAGGGCCTTCGGGCCCTTTTTCTTTATCCCGCCTCGTCTGCTATCATGGCCCCATCACCAGCAGAAGGATAAACCCATGGGACTCTTTGATTTTTGGCGCAAAAAGCCCGCGCCTAAAAAGGTCGAGCGCATGACGCTTGCCGACTTCGCCTATGCCGACAAACAGGCGGCGGGCACTATCATGCAAATCCCGCTGCCGAGTGGCGAGGACTCCGGCGAGTGGCTGCGCGTCGTCGGCCCGTACTGTGACCAAGGCGTAACCGCCGCCCGTGACTACGCCCGTGCCTTCACCGCCTTGCGCGACGAGATGGCCCCGCTGGACGCCGAGTGCGCAGCGAAACAGGACTGGACGCGGTACAACACAGAGATGAACTGGCGCGCCGACGAGCTGAACGACGCCCTGGCGGCTGCCGTGGTTATCGGCTGGTCGCTCGATGATGAGTTCACCACCGGCAACCTCACCGAGCTGCTGAAACAGTACAAGGGGCTTTCTACCTACATCGCCAAGCACTTCCAGGAGAGCCGGAAAGCCCTGCTGGAAAAGTAGAGGCGCTGTATGAATACGCCCAGTGGTGCTACGTCGGCAGCCAGAAAAAGCAGAAGTTCGACAGTATCGCCGCAGGGCATGAGGCCGCGCTTATTTCGATGGGCATTATCCAAGCCAAAGAGAAAGCGCCGGAACAGGGGCCAGAGTGCCCCGCCATCTTCGCCGATGTGATGGTGAAATACCGGGCCTTGAAATTCGTACAGCGCAGAACCGAAGACGCAGTGAAACTGTATCCTCGCGAGCAATTGAGCTGGCAGGATTTGGCGGCATACCAGCAGACGACTGGCGAGCGTATCACCTTGCTGGAATCCGAGCTTATAATGGGCCTAGACGGCATTTTTGAAGGACGTGACGATGGCTGATGCAGCATCCCTAATCGTAAGGGTCAAGACAGAGGGCGCGGAGCAGTCGGCCAAGCAACTGGACGCGCTCACCCAGTCCTCGACCAAAGCCGATACGGCAGTAACCAAGACCGGCGCGGCAGCGGAGAAGGCCGCCCCGAAGATGAGCGGCTTTGGCACCAAGGCCCAGCAAGCTGGCTACCAGATCCAGGACTTCGTGGTGCAAGTCCAGTCTGGCACGTCGGTATTTGTGGCGTTCGGGCAACAGGCGTCCCAGCTCGCCGGTGCTCTTGGCCCTGGCGGCGCTGTGCTTGGCGCTGTGATTGCGCTATCTGCCGCAATCGGTGGGGTGCTCTATAAGGCGCTCGGCGACTCAACAAAGAGCCTGGAAGAAATCGAGAAAGCCGCCAAGGAGCTGGATAGGTCTTTCCAGATTGGTAAGGGTGGTGTCCTCGAACTGTCAGACAGCCTTGTGGAGATGGCCCAACGTAGCGATGCCGCTTACGCCAGCGCGGTGAAGCTGCTCGGGCTGCAAGCGCAGCAACAGCTAGAATCGACCACCACGGCAATAAAAGACCAGAGCGCGGCGTTTTTTGCTAACAGTGAGTCGTCGCGCATCGCCATATCCGCGCTGAGTGACCTGAAAAGCGCGGGGGTCGATGTCGGCTCCGCACTCAAGGACTCCGCTAATGGGGCCGGGGAGTTCAACGTATCAGCGGCGCGACTGGGGGCCGCCGTCGGGGAACTGGCGTCCAAATATGGCGTCGCCGAAGAAAAGGTCTTGGACGTGCTCAACGCCCAAGACGAGTACAACAAGGCCGCAACCCCGGAGAATGCGCAGAAGCTGGCTGACGCTCAAACCAATCTGGCGCAGGCCGCAAATAAGAACAAAAAGGAGATATTAGACCAAGCGGTTGAGACCCAAAAACTGGCCGAGGCTCACGCGACGGCCACCGCGCAATTGGACTTAGCCACAGAAGCGCAGGACCGCAACAAAGCCGCCACCAACTCCAATACGGAGCGGCTCAAAGCGCAAGCAGACCAGATTATCCGCAACGTGCAAATCGGCAACATGGCGGAAAAACAGCGCATCAAGGCGCAGGCGCAGGCGGACAAAGACGCCTTTGCCCAGCGAGAGGGCGTAACCAAAGACCAGATAGACGCATACAACGCCGCCCGCGACGAAGAAGCCCGTCAGGACATCCAGCGGGTAATCGACACCGAGAACAAAAAGGCCGAGGCCGAGGCGACCGCCGCCAGTAAACGCGCTGCCGCAGAAACACGCCGCGCCGAGAATCTGGCGGCCCAACAGAAGAAGCAGGCCCAGACGTTCCTCGACACGCTGGCCCGTCAAAATTCTGACGAGCTGGCCGCGATTGACGAGGTGGAGCGTCAAAAACTCGCCAAGCTGCAAGAGTTCCAGATGCAAGGCGCTATCTCGACGCAGCAGGCCGAAGACGCCAAGACTCAAATCATGGTGGCCGCCGAAGACGCCCGCCAAGAGGAGCTGGCGCGACGCCGTCGCGACGCCCAGCAACAGCAGTTCGAGCGAGAGCAGATTCTCGCCGAGGTCGCCAGCCTGAACGCTTCTGAGCTGGAACTTGTCGAGATACAAGAGCAGCAGAAAGCCAGCATATTACAACGCTACCGAGACGAGGGAATCCTAAGCGAGGAAGAATACCAGGGTGCGCTGGTTGAAATCGCCGCCGAGGCGAACAAGCGCCGCCGTGATGCGTACGCCTCCGTGCTCGGGCAAACCACGGACGACCTGAAAACCGCGCTCGGGGAAGGGAATAAGCTCTATAAAGCGTTCGCAGTCGCCAATGCGGTGATGCAGACCTACCAGTCGGCAACGGCAGCCTACCAATCGGCAGCGGCCATCCCGGTTGTTGGCTACATTGCGGCTCCCATTGCGGCGGCGGCTGCCGTTGCGGCGGGTTTGGCGAACGTGGCCCGCATCAAGTCGGCGCGTGAGCAGGGCGGTCTCCTGTCCGCCGGGCAGATGTCCACCATTGCCGAGCGAGGCCAGCCCGAGGTGATCATGCCAGCGTCTGCGTCCCGTGTGCGCACGGCCCAGCAGATGAAGCAAATAATGGGCGAGAACGCCGCGAGCAGTCAGCCGACCACCGTCCAGATAGTGAACCAGACCACAGGGCGCATTGACTCGGCGACCACCGAGCGCATGGACGAGGCCACCTTGCGTGTTATCATCCGGGAAACCGTGAGCGGCGACTTGCAAGATAGCAACTCCCCCATCGCCAAATCCCGCCGAGCTACTCGCGGGCAAGCAGGATATTAAACGATGAGCAACTACCGATTTCCGGCGTCTCTCAAGCCGATAGTTAGCAAGGGCTACTCGTACCAGCGCGGGGGCAACGTCTACCGCAGCGAAGTCACAGGCGGCCTACCGCGCCAGGTGCGCGACACATTTTTCGACACAGTGCCGTTTACCGTGACGCTCGTCACGTCCGCACTCGGCAACCAGACGTTTCAGCTGTTCCTGAACAAAATCAGCGGCGGGGCCGACTCGTTTGTGATGGCGCTCGATAGCGGCATGGGGGTGAAAGACCATCAGTGCCAGATAAACAGCGCTATCAACATCGACACAAGCGACGGCATCAACTGGACTATCGCTTTCTCGCTGCTGGCGGAGCGCACCGATATTCAAGAGGACGTGTGCCTGACCGCCAATCTGCCGGATCTGTTCGGTTGCTTCGGCGACGGGCTCAACGGCTTCTTGGCGGCCTACGCCACGGCGCAGACGTCTTTCCCCCGGATTTGGAATCCTGACGCATGAGCGAGCAATCCGTAATCGAAGCGTACAAGCGCAAACTGGCATCTAACCCAGACGGCCAGCTCGACTTCGACACCGTGGAAATCACGCACCCGTTGTTTTCCAAGCGGTATCTGCTGGTCGTCGGGACGTCGCCGCTCACGGCAGCGCTTGAGACCGGCGAGACTGTGACGTTCGAGCCGACCCCGATGGAAGTCGTCGAGGGGGGCAACAACAACGACACTGACCAGCAGGCCAGTTTCACGCTGCCGGATGTCGGCAACCTGCTGGATGACGAAATGGCCCGCCTGCCGTTGGGGTACGAAGGCGCGCCCGTTTTCACGTTCCGCAGTTTCGTCAGCACTGACCTAAGCTACCCGGCCAGGGGGCCGGTTACTTACGATTTGCAGACACTAACACAGAGTAAGGGGGTGTTCACCGCCGACGTGGGGGTGCCGCGCCTGAACGAGCGCCAGACCGGCATCTTGATGACGCCAGAGGAAATCCCCCTGCTGCGGGGTATTCTCGCCGGATGAACATCAACGACTACACCGGGCGGCGGTACGACTTCCGCCGATACAATTGCTGGCACCACGTCCGCGCCGTGCGGGCCGATGCAGGCATTGATACCCCGGCTTTCGACGTGGCAGCCCCCTCTGGTGCGGACGCGATGTTTACCGAGGGATTCCGTGACAGTCGTGGGCTGGTGCGCGTCTACGAGCCGCAGGACTTCGACGCCGTGCTGATGGGCGAGAGACACGGCAGCCGCATCTTGTGGCACTCTGGCGTCTACTACGGCGGCTACGTGAGCCACTGTGAACTGGCGGCGCGGCAGGTTAAACTTGAGGCATTGGCCGACATCCGCGCCCGCTTTCAGGAGATCCAGTTTTGGCGATAACCGTTCACCTCACCCGCAACGAGAGCGGCAGCTTTGACCGTGCCGCGCACGAAATGGCCCCCATGGCTTTTGTTGTCGCCCGCATCCCGGATGGTACGCCGTTCAAAATCTACATCGACGAAATCGGCGACGACACTGATGTGACCGAGGATTTCGACGCGCTGCAAGAAGAGGCGACGTTCTACGTTGTCGAGTCCCCTGGTGGTGGCGTAGTGAAAGGCATTTTCAGCCTCGTCGGCAAAGTGCTAAACCCCATCCTCAAGCTGTTCGCACCGTCCACGCAGGCCGCCGCCGCGCCTAACCAGCAGGGGGCGAGCCCTAACAACAGCCTGACCGACCGCACCAACAAGTCGCGACCCTACCAGCGGACGTATGACATCTGCGGCACTGTGCAGTGCATCCCAAACGATTTGATGACCGTTTATCGTAAATACGACACCAACGGCAACGTCATCGAGTTCGGATTCTATGACGTCGGGCGCGGGCCGCTCGACACTCCAGCGTCGGGTATCACGGACGGGGATACCCGCCTGAGTGAGATCACGGGCTCGTCTGCTGCCGTGTACGGGCCTTTTACGTCTCCAAATAGCGGTGCGCCGCAGACAATGGTCGGCGACCCCATCACTGAGGGGCTTTACATAACTGCCTCGTCAAATGAGGTGGACGGCGCGGAGCTGAAAGCGGCCAATGACCTAGCGGCCAACATCGGCGACGTGGCGACGGTCTCCCGCGTTGGTAATGTGGCGACCATTGTTGACCCGACCGGGGATTCGCGGTTTAACGACTACATGAAAGTCGGCGACGCTATCGAGCTGATTGACATCAAGACGTCAGCCCATGTGCTGAGCGGCATCTACACCGTCACGTCTATCAGCGCCGTCGATGTCTCGTTCACCGTGGACGGAACGGTCAACCCGTGGCTCGGCATCACTACGTCCGTGCCGCTGCTGCCGGGGGATATATCGACCACTGGGCCGTACAACAAAGTGGCGGTGTCGTGGTCGAACTGGTTCACTATGGACAAGATAAAAGCGACCCGAGTGTTGGCGAACTTCGGCGCACAAAGCGGGATGTATAAGGACGACGGCAACAAAAAGCGAAGCGCCGCCGTTACCATCTGGCTGGAGTACCAGGCGCTCGACGTGAACGGCTCACCTATCGGCCCCGTCTATTCTGCGGACGGGGTCGTGTCTGGCCGCTCCAGTGACCAGACCGGCGTTTCGATTGTCGGCTCTCTGCCAACGCCTTCCACGTTCCGCGCGCGCGCCCGCCGAGTCACAGACAAAGACCTCGATTTCGAGGGCCAGGTTGTTGACGACGTATCGTTCGACAACCTCTACGCGCAAATCCCGGACGCGACACCGAACTACGGCAACCGGACGACCGTTCACACTGCCAGACGGCAAACCCCAAGGGCGACGTCCATCAAGGCCCCGAAGCTGGCGCTCATCGTCACCGAGCGGATTTACAAGTACCTGGGCGGCGGCGTGTTCGACACCGTATTGACGAACAACACACAGGCGGTGCAGTCGCTTATCAGGCTGCTGCGCGACCCGGTGTGTGGTGGCCTCAACCTGACCGCGAGCAACATGGACCGGCTCCTGGCGGTGCAAGCCGAGGTCGAATCCTATTTCGGCAGCGCACAGGCGGGGCAATTCTGCTACACGTTCGATTCATTCGACGTGACGATGCAGGACATCATCAACACGGTCGCCGAGGCCATATTCTGCCGTGCGTATCGGGAAGGCTCGGCTATCCTGCTGGACTTCGACCGCCCGCGCATGGGGCCTGAGATGGTATTTACCCACCGCAGCAAAGCGCCGGGGGAGAAGTGGACGAGGGCCTTCAATACCCGCGACCGGTACGACTCGCTGAAATTCAGCTACATCGACCCGGCCACCAACACGAAGGAGACCATCACCATACCCGCCGATGGCGGCCTGAAAACCGAGACCTACGACTCGAAGGGCATTCGCAACTACAAACAGGCGTACTGGGCGGCGTATCGCCGCTATCAGCGCAACTTGCTAAATCGGGTGTCCGTCGAGTTCGCCGCCTTGGAAGAAGGCGTATTCGCCCGCCCTGGCCGCGCCATCAGCGTTGTGAAGGGGTCTCGCGTATCGCCGTTTGACGGCTACGTGGTTGCCGTAGATGGGCTCACAGTGGTGCTCTCGCAAAATGTCGAGTTCACCCCCGGCCAAGAGCATTCGCTGGTGCTCAAACGCCGCGACGGGTCGGTGCAGAGCGTCCCTGTGACACCGGGCGCGAACAACCGCACGGTGATAATGACGTCCGCGCCACAGGAAGCCATCTATACAGGGAACGAGGCCCTGAAAACCGAATTTTCATTCGGCAGCGAGGATAGGCATAATGCTCAGATGATGGTTGTTTCGACGGTTGAGCCGGGTTCTGACCGCACGGTGCGGATAACAGGGTACAATTACACCGACGACTATTACGCATACGACGGCGTTGCTCCTTTCGGTCGCGCCTTTAGTTCTGGATTTAGTAACGGGTTCTCATAGGGGGTTTTATGGCTTGCGGCGACGTGCTGTCACTGGAAGATTTGCAGACGGCGAAGAAGCATCAGATTTTCGAGGCAGAGGTAATCACCGGCAAGGCGGGCGGTGTTGCAGGCGGCGCTACTATCGGCACTGCCACCAACCCAGTCACAGGCCAGACACAGCAGACGCTGCCGAGCATTCTGGCCGATTTAGGGTTTGATGTGCAGTCGTGGACGTCATCCACGGGCGGTGTGCTGGCTTCCGCCAATCAGGTGTTCCTGAACGACACACCCGGCAGCCTGGGGCTTGGCGACTACTACGCATGGGGCGGCACTTTCCCGAAAACCGTACCCGCAGGAACTGACCCCGCGCTGCCGACCAGTGGCTATATCATGCGCTCCAGCCGGTTTGCGGGAGTGCAGGCCCGCGAGGCTCTACGTCGCAGCTATGCCGATACTGGTTATAACCTTGTCACTGGCAGCTTTGAGGCGGGCGGTACGCTGGTTAACGCCAACGATGTGCTGCTGCAAGAGAGCACTGGTAAGGCGTTCTCCGGCCCTGTCGGTACTGTCGCGGCCGGTACGAATCCGGCGAGCGGGGGGTTTGTTAATGTTAGCGGATCGGTAAAACTAAACACATCTACAGTATCTGAGGTAGCCACAGGCATATACCACACTGGTGATTCTGTAACACTGTCAGATAGGTCATTTGGACTATTCACAATAGTGTCAGGGGGCACACCCGATGGTCTAGGAATAATAAATGCAGGAAACGGAAACACTGCCGTTGTTCAGAATTTAAATGGGTTCGTTTATATAGATCACTATGGCGCTATTGGCGACTATTTTATTGATCTATCTGGAACTGTAAACCCGTCACCAACAGATAACACACAGGCAATAGATTCAGCCCTTACAGATGCCAAGGATCTTGGGTATGAGACAGTGGTGGGCACTGGCGCTTACATGTACAACGGATCGTCTATTGGTCAATTACTACCAAGAGGGGCAAAGTTAAAAGGACTGGGTCGGCAATCTTACGGCGGTGACGGCGGCGATGTAATAATGCCAACGTCTTGGATCGTCGCTGGGCCATCAATTGCTTCTGGCTCGTATCTTATAGACATACCAGCACAAAGAAATAATATATCCATCAAAGATATTGGGATCATTGGCAACGAGGTGTGTTCTGGGATCCGATTTAAGGGCCTAAACAGAGAGGCGCAGTTAAGTAACGTATCAATGCACGATGTGGTTGATGGGCTGTCAGTAAGTGACTTCTTTATGTCAACGGTTGAGAATGTATCGGTGACTTGCTCTGGTGTCGGGGTTTATAACACAGGTGGTGGGACAACCCAAAACTGGAAAAACGTCATTGTTCAAGGTAAGTCTCTGTCCGAGCCGTGCTTGATAGGTATGATTATATCCAACGAAACCAAACCAGCAAACCCTCTGCACAGTTCGACATTTGATACATGCGCAGTTCAGTTTGCAAGAACCGGCGTTATCATGCAAGGTGGTATAAATGCAAGAATGACATCACTAAACATAGAGAACTGCACTAGAGAGGCTATATTGATTGGAGATATAGCTGCCAAGTCAAATATAGAATTTGATAACCTGGTTATCTATGCTATTAAATCAGGGTCTGATGCGATTATGCTACAAGGAGCTGGAATAGCTGAAAATGCTAGGGTGACAATAACATCACTAAGGGGTGGTTACTTCTACTCCAATAAGTTTATTGGAGTATTCAGTGGGACTCCGTGGACTGGAACTGGTAAAATATACATCACTGATGAGATATTTGATGAATATATACAAAATGGTAATCCAGCAACAAGGCTAGACCCAGCTCTGGCGCAAAACGTAGTAAGACAAAGGAGTTACCCTGTTCTTGATAATGCTTTTGGTGTGCTTATAGGTGCAACGAGCTACACAATGACGAGGAGGTATCTTGACTCGCTTATTAGGGGGTCTGGCAGAGGCTCGGCGTCACTTCTAAACTTTGGTAATGGAATTACAATGAAGGCGGTAAGCTCACTAAACGGAACCCCTTATGTCAACTACTTTTCAGTGAGATTTACCGACAACACATTAGCATTCCAGTACATAACCACAAATGGTATGCCAATGTCTATTTCTGCAAGCGGCGTAACAATAACGCCACCGGCAGGCAGGGCTGATATTGAGATAGTTATCAGCGCACTATAGAAAACAAACTGAAAACCAACAGGTTTAATATATATATTAAAAATGCTGCCACGCCACTATGGCGCGGCAGCCATTAACATCTAAATATACAATACCACCGCAACAGCGTAGACTCCCGCAGTGCCTGACATAAACAAAGGACCATGTCAGGCACTGCGCTGACGGACACAAGGACGGGTATTTCACAGACTGGTTGACAGTTAAGGCCCTCAATTCGTGGGTGATAAATACTGGTGACAACCCGCTACAAATATCATCCACAAAGGACGGTGCTGTATCGCTAACTGGAAGGATATTCAGAAGCACTGGGTCCATAACAGATGGCACAGCCATCTCAAAAGCGCCTCAGATACTCGCCCCCGTTTTTATACGGAATGGATGGTGATGGGCGACGCTAACAGCTCGAAAGTGTCAATCGACAAGGACGGTACTATGAAGATTTATGGCACGGAGGCAAACAACTACATCAGCATGTCAGGATGTAGTTGGTCGCTCTGATGAAAAAGCCCCTCAATCGAGGGGTTTTCCTTTATATAGCCATTCAACAATCTCGCTTCCTGCTGTGTTTGCAATAATCTATTAGCAAATTCTGCACATCGGACCTCCCCTCAACACAAACACCGGGCGCGGGTGGCCTGCCTGATGCTGCCGGATGGGGCCTATCGTTTTCCGTGGTTTTCGTGAAAGCCAAATTTAACCTCGGCAGCTTTTCTTGCGGCTACGGCAGCATCAAAGGTATCGAACTGGCCAAGATGTTTCTTTATCCGGTTCACCTTGATCTCAGCGACCCATTTATCCCTCCGCTTTTCAAACCATACACCTAGCGCACCGCTTGTATTGTTGACTCCGATAGAAGCATTTCGACTATTTTCTGTGTTTGTCGCCTTGCGTAGGTTACAAATTCTATTATCGGTTCTTATGTGATTGATGTGGTCTATTTGCTCGTCAGGCGTCACTGGATTATCCGGGTACGACATATCCCACGCTAACCGATGCGCCAGTTCTAATTTGCCGTGTATACGTATCCTGATGTACCCGTCCCTCGTGCATAAACACCCAGCGGACTTGCCGACGAAGCCCCGCCTACTTGTGGCTTTCCATGTAAAAGCACCTGTGTCAGGGTTGTACTCCAGCTCGCTCATTTTACGACCCCTTTCTTGACCTTACAGTAGTCCATCAATAACTGCTGAACATCCTCTTTTCCTTCTAATCTAGCCTGAACAACTTGATCTAATGTGTCTTCAGCTTGAATTTGATACACAAAAACAGGACGGGGATGCCCAGATTGAAATTGTCTAACAGGCCCTATTCGTTCAATAACCTGCGCGTACTGCTCGTACGACCACGTCAAAGAGAAGAACGCCATATGGCAGCCGCCGTCTTGTAAATTGACGCCGTGACCGGCAGACGCAGGGTGAACCAGCAGCATTTCGATTTCGCCACGGTTCCACGCCTCGATTTGCCGGTTACCCTTCGCGCCCTTTGCCAGCGCCACGGCGCTCGGGAACTTTTTCAAGATGCGGGCGAGGTCGTGCTTGTACTGGTA